GTCAAGTGAATCGCATTGAGCGAGCTGCACCATTCCTTGATGACAAGGTGGTCGCCGTTCAAGAAGGCGCTGACGCATGGTGTGAGGAGCCAGGCACGACTGGCCGTGTCTGGTGCAATCTCTCTATCCGCTACGCCGACGCCATCGCTCCTGACGGCTGGTTCTTCTTGTATGAAGGCATCGGCAACCGCAAGACCAACCTTGACCTCCTGAAGCATGGGCTGCTAGAGGTTCAGCAAAGCCGCTTCACCCTGAGCGACGGCGGCTCCGCGTCAGTGGCTAGACTTATCTGATGGGCAAGTTCAAGGACCTCGACATCCAGCAACACAACGTGGACCCTGCGAAGAGCCGACGCGGGAAGAACGCGCGCAACCGTGGCAACTCATTCGAGCGAGAGGTTGCTGCGAAGTTGAACGGTCGTCGCATCGGCTGGGCTGGCGGCCCGACCGACGTCTCCACTGGCGTCTACGACGTGCAGTGCAAGGTGGGCGGCTCATACCCTGAGCGCATTGACCGCTGGCTCCGAGGTGTTCCCTTCCGCTACGAGAAGCTGCGCGCCGTGGTGCTTGGCGATTCGCCAGGCGCCGGCACAAAGCGCCGCGCGCTCATCGTCTTTGACTTTGAGGAGTTCGTAGACTTCTTCGGAGACACGGAGACGGCTGAGTGATTGCGGTCCTCTTGGCAACCATCATGGCGGTCACGCCAGGGTGCCAAGTCAAGACAGCACAAGGCGTGCCAGTCGGCGGCGTGGCTTCGTGGTACGACGCCACCAAGAACAACGCGTGGTACACGCGCGGCGGCAATCGGATGTACGCAGCGGTCGGAACCTTCAGGTGGGGCGACACGCCGTACCGCATCAAGGTCTGCCGCGCTGACGACCTGACCAAGTGCATCATCGTGACCGTCACGGACTATTGCCATCGTTGCCGACTTGACCTGAAGCGCAAGTGGACGCACAAGAGCCGCAACATGGACCTCAGCCCTCAAGCGTTCGCCAAGCTGCGCGGCTTGCATCTTGGCGTGGTTCAAGTCATAATCACGGACTGGGACGACATTCGTCCCTAGCAGGAGGGACGATGACAACTGTTCGCTCAATCACCGGCGCATGGCTCCGCACCGTTGCGAAGAACGCCTTCCCGACCAAGACCCCACGCGGCCGCATTGAGGCACTAGCTGACGCACTCGACATCAGCCGCCGCAGTTGCTACGCCTACGTCTCAGAAGAACGCCGCGTGCCAGAGGAAGTTGAGCAGCGATTCATCGGACTCTTCGGTCCAGTCGCAGACGACGGCTGGCGGCTCATTGAGATGCAGCGACCACACCGCAAGAAGGAACACAAGCCAGTGCCGAAGAAGGTGCGCGGTCAGACGAAGGAGCATGTGGAGTTCAACCGCTCTGGCTGGCGTGGCTCTGCGATGCACAACGCCTCGGTGCTGTCGCAAGAGACGCTGGGACACGCGCTGCGATGGGAGCAGAACAACATCACCATCGGGCAGTGCGTCATGGTTGAAGAGAATCTTGACGAGGAGGAGGCGCGCAAGAAGCACCCGCACAACTTTGACTCGCTCGCCGCTGACCAAGACTGGCTCGCCATCTGCCAACTCTGCGGACTCGTCGGTGGCGTAGATGACCGTGTGAAGGAAGTGAACGGCATGGTCTTCCGCGTCTCATGCGGCACCTACACCTACAAGGTCTCATGATTACGCTTGCAGACTTTGACAAGAAGTTCGCCAGACACTTAGACAGCACGCGCCGGTGGGAGCCGTTCAGGAACATCGCGGCTGACCTGATTGCGCGCGGCCGTCCTGTGAACATCGTTGAGACTGGGTGCGCTCGTGAGCCAGACAACTGGGCTGGAGATGGGCAAAGCACGTTGGTCTGGGACTGGCTGCTCGATAACCTCGGCGGCACTGGGCTGAGCATGGACATCAACGACGCCAACTGCCGCGCCGCAGCTTCACAGGTGCAGCACTTCAAGGTGGCGTGCGTGGACTCGGTGGTCGGACTCCGCACGATGGTGAAGCCAGAGACGCTGGACTTCCTGTATCTGGACTCGTACGACCTGACCGAGACGATTGACTCGCCGACCCATCACCTCGCCGAACTCACCTCGGTCTACCCTCGGTTGCCTTCAGGCTGCATCATTGCTGTGGACGATTGCGTGAACGAGCAGCACGGCAAGCATCGCTTCGTTCGTGAGTGGCTTCAGAGCATGGGAGTTCAGCCTGTCCTTCGCGGATACGTCACAGTCTGGGTCAAGCCATGATTCTCGCAGGAGATTGCATTGAGCAGATGAGGACGCTGGAGGCAGACAGCGTTGATGCCATCGTGACTGACCCGCCGTACGGCTTGGAGTTTATGGGCAAGGAGTGGGACGGCTTCGGCACGCCGCTTGGCTTCCAGACTTGGACGGAGCAGTGGGCGCGTGAGGCGCTGCGCGTGCTGAAGCCAGGTGGACACCTGCTTGCCTTTGGTGGCACGAGGATGTACCACCGACTCGCCGCTGGGATTGAGGATTCTGGCTTTGAGATTCGTGACACGCTGATGTGGCTCTACGGCTCAGGCTTCCCAAAGAGCCTTGATGTGAGCAAGGCGATTGACAAGGCTTCTGGCGCGGAGCGTCAGGTGATTGGTGAGCGCACCTTCGGTAAAACTTCAACAGGGCAAGCCTCTGGCTGGAATGCAAATGCAGTGGAAGCCACTGGAAGGCAGGACATCACCGCACCATCAACTGAAGCAGCAAAGAAGTGGCAAGGCTGGGGAACCGCACTGAAGCCAGCCGTTGAGCCAATCGTGCTGGCACGCAAGCCGCTCATCGGCACGGTTGCCGACAATGTGCTGACGCACGGCACTGGTGCGCTGAACATTGACGCGAGCAGGATTGGCACGGAGCAAACTATTACTTCACGCAACGGAAATAGCGGCGGCAACGGCGCGTATGGACGAGATGAGCGAATCTTTGAGCGCGCTAACCCACCAGGTCGCTGGCCAGCCAACATCCTGCTGGATGAAGCAGCCGCTGCATTGCTTGATGAGCAGAGCGGCAACACCTCACGCTTTTTCTATGTTGCAAAGGCAAGCCGCGCAGAGCGCAACAAGGGGCTTGAGCGAAACATCCACCCAACCGTCAAGCCAGTTGACTTGATGCGCTACCTCACCAGGCTTGTCACGCCAAAGGGCGGCACCGTGCTAGACCCCTTCCTCGGCTCAGGCACAACCGCAGTGGCAGCCATTGAGGAAGGCGTGGCGTGGATAGGCTGCGAGCGCGAGGTTGAGTATCTGGACATTATCCGCGCACGAGTGGCAGCCGCTCAGCCTGGGCTTGACCTGCGCTAGACTCACCGACGCGCCGCCTCTGGGCGGCACCCGCCTGCCGGTGGAGTCCTCCCATCGGCAGGCTTACTTCACCGCTGAGGACTGGAGGACGGATGGCAAAGCCAGACAAGTGGACGCTGTTGGAGGAGTGGCTCATCGAGTCACAGACCCTGCTCTACGTTGGCGACTGGAAGGTGACCATCATCAAGGACGCCTCTGACGTAGATGCGTGGGCAGACATTGACCCGCACGCACAGAACCTCACGGCAGACCTTCGCGTCTCGCATGACTTCTGGCGCCAAGAGCCAGAGAAGCAGCGCCTCATCCTGACTCACGAACTCCTGCACCTCGTGACGTGTCGCACCGACCGCGTGGTGGAGAATCTTGAAGAGGCACTCGGCAAGGTTGCGTGGGCTGTCTACTTGCCGCAGTACGAGGATGCAACCGAGCGCATGACCGACCACCTCGCCGCCGTCATCGCTCCTTCACTCAGCATCCCTGAGTTCCCGAAGGCGTGAGCTTCCAGCGGCCGTGCCTTGATTGCGGCGTGCTGACGATGGTGGGCAACCGATGCCAGACGCATCGAGCTGCGGCGCAGAGCCGGTGGAAAGAGAACCGACCAAATCCCTACCTTGACCCTGCGTGGCGCAAGTTGAGCAGCCAGATGCGGCGCAAGCATCCGTGGTGCGAAGTCTGCGGCAAGACCACCGACCTGACCGTGGACCACCTTGACCCACTCAGCAAGGGCGGTCCGTTGCTCGCTGAGGAACATCGCCTGCGTGTAATATGCAGACCGTGCCACGGTCGCCAGACCGCGCACAAGTAGGACAAGAGGAGGACAGATGAGCCGCATCGCTTGGTATTCAAATGCTTGCCATATCCCTTCGGGCTACGGCATGCAGACCGCACAGGTTGTGCATCAGATGGTGAAGGACGGACACGAGGTTGCACTCGCCGCCAACCACGGCGCCGCTGTGATGATGAACTGCGCGCACGGTCATCCCATCTTCCCTGAAGGACTTATCCGCTACTCGCTAGACGCAGCGCCAGACACCATGAAGGCGTGGGTCGGCGACCAGCCAGGCTTCTCGGTGACGCTCTTTGACACATGGCCGCTTGTCGGCGTGCAGGCGTTCAATGAGTTGAACCTCGCCGCGTGGGTGCCGGTGGACCATGACCCAGTACCGGCACTCGTCGCCAAGTTCATCCTTGACGGCGGTCACCATGCGATTGCCATGAGCCGCTTCGGTGAGCAGCGACTGCTCAACGCTGGCATCGCACGAGAGAACCTGAGCTACATCCCGCACGGCATTGACACGGCGGTCTTCAACGACAAGGGGAAGGGCGCCAAGAGCGCAATGGGAATCCCAGAGGACGCCTTCCTCGTCGTGACGAACGCCGCCAACCGTGGTCGCATCCCAGTCCGCAAAGCGTTCGGTGAGATGGCTGACGCCATGAGCAAGTTCATGAAGGACCGACCTGACGTTCACTGGATGATTCACACCGAGCCGAACGGACACAGTGAGGGCGTGAACATTCCGCGCCTTATCAACGCGGTGGGCATTGACCCGCATCGCGTGCGTTATCCACATCCGACACACTTCCGCAACGGCATCCCGCAAGACGCGATTGCCGCCATGTATTCAGCCGCTGACGTGCAGCTCCTCACCTCAATGGGCGAGGGCTTCGGCATCCCTGCGGTTGAGAGTCAGGCGTGCGGCACGCCAGTCATCGTCTCGGACTTCAGCGCGCAGCCAGAACTGATTGGCGTGCATGGCAAGGCTGTGCCGGTGCAGCGCGTGTGGGACGAATACCAAGCGTCGTTCTTCGGCATCCCGAACGTGGCTGCTATTGCCGCTGCGTTGCAGGAAGTCTATGAAGAGACGAAGGCTGGCAAGGTGGACCGCGCGGCCGTCGCCGCCGAGATGTGGCGCTACGACCAGACCAAGTTGTACGAGGCATCGTGGAAGCCGCTCATCCAGATGATGACTGAGCGCAAGCGACCAGGCGAGCCGCTCAACCGCGCGCAACGACGCGCAACCAAGACAAAGTAGAACGCTTGTCCTAATGGGAGGGGCGGTCAAGATTCTGCGCCCACGAGGGCGTCCGTTAT